AATATTATTTTCTTTATAGTGATGGTGCCGGTTCAGTAATATTTAATTATATAAACGATAAAGAACGAGAAGCTCGTGGTAAGTATTGGGCATTACTTAAAAAAGAATTAAAAGCATTATTCGTAAAACATTTCGGAGAAATTAATGTATACAACACTAAATAAATTAATTGATAGCGATATAAGCTATAATAATTATACTAATTTGCTTCAACAATTAAATAAAACAGAACCGGATGATGAACCATTACATCTTATGACAATATTTACAATAAGCGGTATAGTAGATGCAATATACGCATTAAATATATTTCCACCTGAAAAAAGTAAACATTTTCTTTCAGCTCTAGCAATAAATTTTGATTTTGATTTACTTGAATATAAAAAGTATTATGGCGCGTATTTGCTTAATGCTATAGTCTGTAGAATAATGTCTAAAATAGACGATAAACCAGCGCAAACTTTTCAATCATTAATGATTACTAGTAATTTATTTATCGAACATTTTGGTAAAAACTATGAAGGCTGAACAAATAATATTAGCTTTAAAGCACGGTGCAATAGAAGAAAACTTAGTAAAAGCTTTGGATGTTTCACATTTAGAGTTTCGTCAGTATTGTCTTCATCATCACATTGAGCTCGACTTTCGACGAACACCACTGTCATTACAAACAGAAGTTAATCATCACATTGACTTTTACGGATGGTCGAAAATAAAAGTAGCTAAACGATATAGTTTACCATTGACTACAGTATTAGCTATAATGTATGACAACAGAGCAGTACCTAAAGATGACCCGCCGAAAGACATGATTGAGCATTTGCTAGAGCATCATTATACAATCAAAGATATGGCTGAGTATTTTAAAATCAGTACATACAAAGTAAAGAAGCTATTAGAACAGTATGATTTAACAGCATATAAAGTAATAAATGAAGAAGTAACAGAGCAAATTATTGATATGCTATTAGATGAAATACCACCAAAAGACATAGCTAGAGTATTAAAAGTTAGCTATACGACTGTGTATAATATAAAACGGGAGCAACTAGGTGTTAAGGAATATAAACCACATGGCAAGGCTTCGATGGAAGAGATTAAAACTCTCCATGAAAAAGGTTATACTCAAGCAGAAATTGCAAGAGAACTTAACATCAGTCAAGCAACAGTCAGTAGGAAACTCAAATGATAATGAGGAAATTCATAGAGGCTAAATGGCATACAGTACCATTAGCTGGAGAACTGAAGCGAATTAACAATGGTGATAAAACTGTACCTCATTTTGAGAAAGGGTGGAAGAAAAAATACAAAGAAGAATTCAATACAAAAGCTACAGCTATCGGTGGAGCTATTACTGGTAAAGTAAGTAATATAATAGCTATTGACTGTGACAATGAGGCTACATTCTTACTATTTCGGCAATTGGACCCTGACTACGATGCTGTATTTCACAGTAAAGGCAAAGGTAAAGGACAGACTGGTACTATAATTTATCAGTATAATGAAGAGCTTCAAGCATTTGACATTAATGATGGGGTATTAGCATTAGATTTCTATACTGACAACGGCTTTGTTTATTTGCCTACTGATGCTAATGAGACAAAAGTACCTTGGACTGATTTACATACGATAAAAGAAGCACCTGCTACTGTAAAACTACTATTAACACAATTAGAAAAGAAAACACCAAAGTACGAAGAGTACGTACAACCTATACAGCATCGTCCATGTTTAGCTCCATTATTACAGCAATTTATAGGTAAACGCGGTGAATTTATACCATCATTATTTAAGATAATAACTCCACGAGAGTTTAGAACAGAAGAGCAATATCAAAAAGTAGGTTATTTACATCCTAAAAATATTCCTAGTGGTCGTGGAAGTGAGTACCTTTCAAAGCTAAGTGCAATATTGGGCGCGGATACTAGTGTTGACCAGGAGCTCTATATGGATTGCATGATACGTATAAACAACCTGTTTACAAATCCTATGGATGATAATAGATTAGAGAAAACTATTATTGACCCTATGCTTGAAGGTAAGAGTTCTATTGACGGTAAACAAATATGGGCATATGATGAGCACTGGTCTGATCAACGCTTCACAGTAACTACAAAACATGGACTTATTGTTGACTTAGGTTTTGATGATGAACGTATGATGTATTATTATTTAGATATGACAAATGAAGAGTTTAAAGCATTTAATAAAGATACTGAGTTTGTTTCATTTTTAGATGTTACCGTCACAACTGTTATGCCTAAGAAAGCTATTTTAAAGAAGAAGATACCTATAGTTAGAATAATTTCTGACCCTGCGCAAGACTTTGGATTTTGTAATATATCTGTACCGCAAGTATTAGGTTTTAATAGCTTTAAGCCTAGTCCTGAATTGCGTGTACTACATCATCCTCAAGACTATGCACAATTTTACAAACGACCGAACACAACAATTAAATATTTAGAAACATTAGTACCGAACAAACAGGCAAGAGATTATTTATTGCAATTCATAAAACGAAAGCTAACTTACTTCGAGTATTCTCCTGTAATATTATACTTTCTAGGTGTGTCCGGTTCAGGTAAAGACACGTTTACATTAATACTTAGCGCTATAATGGGCACAATGTCAAGACCTACGACAGAAGAGTTCCTTGATAAGTATAATACATTTTTATTAGATACATACTTTTGTCAGTTAGATGAATATGGTGACCAGTTAACCAGGCTTGCAGACCGTGAGAGTGTCAAAGGTAAGTTGAAAGCTTGGACTGGTAGTAAAAGCTTAGATATTAGAGATATGCGTACAGCTAGTTACTCAATAAAACAAATGATAACTATTATAATGACAGCAAATAAGAATCCTATTATACTAGATGACAATGACCGTCGTGTACATTTAATGGAAACACCCAATATATTAGAGTTACAGCCATGGTGGAGTGCTGAACAGTATGACCAGATATTTAAAGAGATAAAAGACTTTTGTTATTATTTAGCTACTGAAGTACCGATGATGTCGAAAGACGAGTATATCTCACCACCAAAATCAGATGATAAGCATAAACTAATAGCTGACAGCATGTTCGCAGCACAAAGAATAGCTTATGCGCTTAAACATCATATGCATGACTATTTAATTAATTTAGCTAAAGATCACGGTGTTGAAGAGTTTGCTAAAGGGATAAAACAGAAAAGATTCACATCACAATCATTAGAACAGCTATATGATGAGCTAACTGATTTCAAAGGTGATGTTAAAACAGTGAGAAAGATTTTAAGAAAAGAAGGGTTTCATGCTAAAGACACAACAACTGATGGTATGAAGTCTTATTATTATTCACTAGATGACAATCCATTTGGAGATTAAAATGAAATACAAATTAACTGATGATTTTATTATGTATAACGGTCGAAAACTTTTCAGAATTGAAGCATTAAAAAGCTTTAATGATGTAAAGAAAGGCGATTTAGGCGGTTATGTAGAGTCAGAAAAGAATTTAGCACGAATAGGGCATTGTTGGATTTATGACAATGCTAAAGTATATGATGCAGCTAGAATCTGGTGTGATGCTGAAGTCCATGGTAATGCTATGGTTTATGATGATGCTAAAGTTTATGATGATGCTAAAGTTTATGATGATGCTATGGTTTATGGAAATGCTAAAGTTTATGGTAAAGCTTTAGTTTATGGTAAAGCTAAAGCATTTGGACACGTCCATATATATGGTTATGCTAATATATACGATTATGTTAATGTATATGGAAATGCTAAAGTTTATGGTAATGCTGAAATTTATGACGATGTTAGAATATATGATGATGCTGAAGTTTATGGTAATACTCGTGTAGTTAAAGATGTCCATATTAATCAAAATTTTATAGTAGATAAAGGTACAATAGTACCAAAACAATTAAAAACAAAACTGAAACAAGTAAATGAAATGCCAGAAGAAGGTCAATTTGTAGCAGTATGGGAATATGATGATAATATCTGGTCAGATACTTTCAAATACATTGATAATATATTACATCGTTTTTCAACAAGTATTAACGATTTTGAAAATGCTAAACGTGTTAGTGATTTTCCTGCAGCTCATCAATGTAATGTGCAATATTTTATATTGGAGAATACAAATGTTTGAATGTCCAGTATGCAATGAGGAATTTGATGAAGACGAGCGATTCTGCCATCGTTGTAGTGAAGAGTGTGAAATACCTATCGCATGTGGACATTGCGGTGAACTCATGGCATTAGAGGATTGTGCCGATGGCAGAGTTTGTAATAATTGTTATTGTAAAATACAAGGCAGAGTAAACTAATGATCACTATAACTACAAGTAAGAAAGCGCAAGCTGCTAAAATTAAAGCAGATACAGAAGAATTCTTAGCAAACGGAGGTAAAATCTACTATGCTAAAGAAAATGAAAGTGGAATAGGTAAGAAACCTAAAACTAAACGTAGTAACAAAGAATTATTTGAAAAGGAGGGTACTGATGAAAAAGATGTTTGATAAGTTTATGGCTGATGATAATGCCTGGGATATGTATGTCACCGGTAGAGCTGGTACAGGTAAGACTACTAAATTAGCTGAACTAATTGAAGGTCTAGACAACTATACCGTTTGTGCTTATACACACAAGGCTTGTAATGTGCTTAGAGATAAGCTACCAGTCGGTGCCAAGATACAGACATTACATAGTTTTCTTAAGAAAAGACCAACAATTAATCCTGAAGCAACTAAAGCAAAATATGTACAGTCTAATAAAGTAATGGGAGAAAGCGAGAAAGTCCGTGTTATGTTTATAGATGAATATAGTATGATTGGTGAAAATGATTTGATGGATATCAGAGCTTTACAAGATGAAGATTATGACGGAAAACCAGAGCTCAAAGTGGTATGGATAGGTGATCCGCACCAATTACCACCAGTAGGTGATATGTTTACACTTAGACCCTCGGGTAAGTATCAATTAACACTTACAAAAGTATATCGCCAAGTAGACGGTAATCCTTTGACTAAACCTTTAGATCAATTAGTTCGCTTTATAGAAGGTGCAAAATCTGAACCATTAATAACATCTGAAAATTTTGTTAGAGGTGAAGATATAACTAATCCAGCATTAGAACGACCTGCAGATAGTATTATATTGGCTTATACAAATAAACGTGTACAAGAAATAAATGCAAAAATGCAAGGTCGTGCAAATCCTATAGCGGAAGATATTGTATTTAGTCCTACTACTAAAAATCATTATCAGTTAGATTTTATTGGTGGTCCTGAAAGTATAGATGAATGTATAGATTTACCACATAGTAATCAGATGTTATTCTTTAATTCGAAGTATAAAACATTAGAACATCTTTTAACTATGCCTGGCATTCAATATGCAACATGTACTGATCCTATAACAGAAGAATTCTATATCTATGCTTTTGTATTTGGACATGCTGAATACTTGCAAATGCAAAGAGAGTTAAAGCTAGCTGCTGCTGATTCGAATGCGGCAATTGAAAAAGAACATCCAGGTTTTAAAGCTGCAGGTTGGGCTAAAGCTAATCCAACGACTAAGTTAGCTAGAGCTCGTAGTAAAGCTTGGAGAGACTTTTTAACTTTTAATGAATGTGTCGTATGTTTAGATTTTAGTCATTGTATGACAATACATAAAGCACAGGGAAGTACTTATGACACTGTTTATTTAGATACAGAAGATATTTCAACTGTAGCTAATCGTGATTATGAAATGTATCTCAAACTAATGTACGTCGGTATGAGTCGTGCATCTAACAAGGTGGTAACTAACTAATGAATAATTTTCAACTAAAAGTATTACATAAAGCTGCAGATCACACTGATAAATTAACAGCATGGGAACTTGACTTTGTTGACTCTTTGTTAGATAAAGATGAAGACTATGAGTTGTCAGAAAAACAAAATCACCATCTTAATAAAATATCGGAGAAATTATATGACTAGTAAACAAGTAAATTTATTAATCTTAGTTGCAGAGTATTTAGATGATTTGTCTGAAGCCAATAAGCTTTTTATATACAAATTGCTAAATAAAAATGTAAATTATACAATTAAGCATGACCAACAACAGCGATTAAATGCGATAGCAAAGTCGTGCAAAATAGGAGTATTCTAATGCCAGTATCACAAAAGCCAAGAAAACGTAGAGCAAGGAAGCATACATATAATTATTATAACAAAGAAAAGAATATGCTGACTCGTGGACGTCAGTCTCCAATGGGTATAACACCAAAATGGGATTTTGTTAGTACAATAGATTGTATATACAAATTAAGCGAAGAAGGTTATAAAGTGCTAGATTACTGCTATGGCTTATTTAGATGCAAACAACATCCAACAATCACTGTAGTAAAACGATTTAGATATACTACTGTTAAGCATGAGCAAATAAAATAATTTATTTAATTGTGTACATTTTAATAAAATTGAATTATAATATTATCGTTAAATATTAATTTAACATTATATTAACTGTAACTAAAAGGTAACAAAATGAGCAAAGAAACAATTGAAAAATATGTCTCTCCTAAAGGTGTTTTAAATTGGGTAACTATTACAGGTGACGGCGTTGAAAATATGTCAGGTAAGCTTCAATATAAAGCGGACTTAAATATCGGCAATGTTGATGGACCTAAAGCTAAAGACCTAATTGCAAAAATAGATGCTTACTGGGATAAACATAAACCTGCGGACCTTAAACGTAAGCCTAAGTCTCTTGGTTATTCATTTTGCACTCCTCTATTGGATGCAGATGGTAATCATCAAGAAGATGAAGAAGGGAAAAAGTTATATGACCCTAAAGGTGATATCGCTATTAACTTTAAAACAGGTACTACGTTTCCTGATGGAAAAACTAAAAAAGTAAAAGTCCGCAATGCAAAAGGTGCTGAAGTTAATTTAGGTGATACTAAAATTGGCAACGGTTCTGAAGGATATATTGCAGGTGCAATGGATATTTATATCGTTAAAACGCCTAAAGGACAAATAAGCGGTGCAGGAGTCACTTTCTATTTGGACGAGATTAAGTTAACTAAATTAGTTGAATTTGGTGGAGCTGATCCGTTTGGTGACACAGGTACAGATGATGAAGATGGTTGGACTGGTGAAGAGCAAGATGCTTTTGTTGGTTCAGATGAATCCGAAGAATCTAAACCTCGATTATAGTAGTACAGATATCAACTCTGGGCGATACTGCTCCCGCATTGCTGCTAAGGAGCAATGCGGGAGCAGGTTAGGCAGGAAAGTAACGAGCCTATTAACTGTCGAATCGTTACTTCTCGGTTGATATCTGAGAGTCCATTAAGGTGTATTCTCAAATATTAACCGTACCATAATATAAAGGAAATGTAACAATGAAAGAACTAGACTTACTATTAGCACAAAATAAAGATTTCAACTTTGTTGGAGTTCAATTTAATGGAAATAATAGAGTATACTATTATAAAACAACTGAGAAATTTGAAGTAAATGATTATGCAATTGTTAGCACTAGTGAAGGTTTTAAAGTTGTAAAGGTCGTTGAAGTTAACTGTATGCTAAGTATAAGTGATCATATTAATTATGTTTGGATTGTACAAAAAGTAGACACTTCTAAATATGACCATTGTCGTAAAGTAGAAGCGGAATTACAAAGCCAACTTAATACTCTACGAGTTGCTAAACTATGTAAAGATGTTGAGGCTGAATTAGCCGCTGAAATCGGTGAAGACGGCGTTAAACAGTTAGTGAGACTATAATGAAGTATAAAATAGTTACTTTATCAGAGGTTTCAGTCGATGATTCGAAACCTCTTTTTTTCGATACAGAGACTTGCGGACTGTATGGTAAAGTCAGATTAGCGCAATTCTATCAAGCTGATGATGAGTTTGTACAGATGGTAGAATGGCCAGATCAATTTATGCTAATGATATTTCTAAACAAATACCATTTAGTTATGCAAAATGCTCATTATGATATAACTGTATTACAACAGGAGACAAAGACAAGATGGATACCTGAAAATTTTGACGATACTTTTTTATTAGCACGTTTGGCTTTGCCAATGCAAGAAAAGTTTGATTTGGAATCATTAGCTAAAGTAATTTTAGGTTATGACCCTTATAAAGACTTTGATAAAAAGAAGTTGCAAAAAACTAATTGGGCAGTTGCTAATTTAACACCTGAACAATTAGGTTATGCTGCTACTGATGTATGGATAATGCCAGCAATTTATAACGCTGTAAATAAAGAAAATGATACCATGAGTTATACATTAGATATGTTGACTTTAAAGTATTGTCTTGATTTTCAATGGAATGGTGTGCCTATGGATATTAATAGGATGAATACCAGATATGAAGCTAATGCAATAGCAATTAAGAAAATAGGTTTGCCTATAAATTCTAATAGTTATCAGCAAGTAAGACCGTATATAGGTAGCAATTCATCTGATGCAATTACATTAGCTCAATTAGCTATGAGTGGTACTGGCACTAAAGACATTACAGCTGAAGAGCAACGTCAGCGTGCAACTAATGTACGAGAAGTTAGAAGATTGCGCAAACAGAATAGCACATTGACTACATACTTAGATAAAACTACTGATAGTGTATTATATGGGAAATTTAAACCTTCAGCACGGTCTGGTAGATTAACATCTAATGATGAAAGTCTTCACACTATTCCTCGTGATTTAAAAGATTGCTGCGGTATAGATGACGGTTATCTAATTTATGCTGATTATGCGCAGTTAGAATTGCGTACTATTTGTGCTATTACTGCTTGTTCACTTATGGCAGCTAAATTCGTTGCAGGTGAAGATTTGCATAACTTTACGGCTGAAATGATTTTTGGTAAAGACTTTACAAAAGAACAACGCCAATTAACTAAAACTGCAAACTTCAATTTTTTATATGGCGGCGGTATACCGATGTTTATCACTATACTTATTAAACAAGCTAATATGTGGATTGATGAGCATGAAGGCTATTCGTTAAGAAAACGATGGAGAAATCTTTGGAAAGAGATATTTAGATGGCAAGAAAAAGGTATAGATGCCTGGAAGAAAGGTAAAATTTGGCAAACACCTTTAGGTCGTCAGTATAAAGGTAAAATGATGACTGACCAACTAAATATACAAAACCAGGGCGCAGGTGCTGAAGTAGCAAAATTAGCTTTGCACTATATGATGAAACAAAAGATAACAGACTATGCTGTACTAAGAAATTTTGTGCATGACTCTTTTATCTTAACTGCTGACAATATGGAAGATGCTCAAAAAGCTGCACATATTTTAGCTGATGCAATGCAAGAAGGTTGGACTGAAATGTCTAAACTGTTTGCAATTAAAGACCTCCCTATGCCGGTTAATGTTCGTATTGGTAAAAATTGGGGGGATATTGAAAATGGTAAGTTTGATTGGGAGCTAAATCAATGACATATTATGAAAACGCTTATGCTGCACTTGTCTATGAAATACTTGCTTTTGGTGAAGAGCGTATTACTCGTAATGGCCTTACAAAAGCAAAATTCGCAAAAACTTTAACTTTTAATGTAAAGAATAATCGCTTTCCTTTATTACAAGGTCGTAAGATGCATTATAAAGGCGTTTTAGGTGAGTTTGCAGCTATGATTAGAAAACCTAAACATTTAGCAGATTTCGAAAAATGGGGTTGTAACTATTGGTCTAAATGGGCAAATAAAGATGGCAGTATTAATGTTGATTATGGTAATGCTTGGTTTAAAGGCGGTCAATTAGACCATGTAAGAGATTGTTTAAAGAATAATCCAACAGACCGTAGAATGTTAATTAGTGGTTGGATTCCTGAGAATCTTGCAGATTTAAGTTTACCTTGTTGTCATTACAGTTATCAGTTTTATGTTGAAGATGGCAAATACTTAAACATGATATGGAATCAACGCTCAGTCGATATGATGATAGGTTTACCTGCTGATATGATTTTAGCCGCAATTTGGACTATTGTCTTAGCTAATGAAGTAGACTTAATGCCTGGTACTATTACAATGAATCTAGGTGATTGTCATATCTACGAAGAGCATTTTGACAATGCAAAAGTGTATCTTGAACCTTTTCATCAGAATACAGGTCTAAAGTTAAAACCACCTACTTATATACTAAATGCGGATAAAGGTGCTGCTATGACTGACATGCGACCGGAATGGTTCACATTTAATTATCATTCATCAGAACACTTAGCTTTTGAGGTGAAAGCATGATAGATTCATTTGAACGAGTTTGTAAATGGTATGAAGCACGAAAAGACCAAGTATTCGATGCAGATTTAGTACATAGTCTATTAGTTGAAGAATATCAAGAATGGGTTAAAACAGATTCGCAAGTTGGTGAAATAAAAGAACTATGTGATATTGTATTTGTAGCTATGGGTGGTATTTGGGCACTAAATGAACCAGAAGAAGAGCTAACTGCTGCTCAAAATATTGCTTTTGTATTTGGTAGAAACATTTACGCTAATAGACAAGTACTATGGCCTGGTTATTATATTGGCGCTTTAATTGACCAGCATGCGATGAATATGGTATCGCACAAAGTTAGTTGGTTACAATGTATAATACAAGCGGCTATGATGCAATTACAAATAGTCGGTCTAACAAGTGAACAATGTATAGAAGTATTTAATATTGTATGCAAGTCTAATGAGGCTAAATCCATAACTAAAATACCTAAAGGTCAAAAGTATAGTGAAGACGGCAAAGGTCCTTACTATAGACCTGCAGAGCCGGAACTAAGGAAATTTATGAGGAATCTACCATGTTAATTAATGCTAAATTGATAATAATCGGTCATGCAAGGCATGGTAAAGATACAGTTGCAAATAAGCTTGCACACAATTTGGGATTAGAGAATGTCAATGCTTCTACTATAGCTTGTAATGAAATAATTTATCCAGTATTAAATAGTTTCTATAGCGATCCTGAAGAATGCTATAATGATCGTATTAATAATCGCGAACTCTGGTATAGGCTAATAAATCATTACTGCTTAGTTAATGGCGGACATGCATTTGGCTTTAAAGTATTTGAGCAAAGTGATATTTATGCTGGTGTAAGAGATGAAGATGAGCATACAGCTATTTTGAATGCAGCAGAGTTATACTCTACATATCCTATAATTACAATATGGGTAGATGCAGCAAGAAGATTACCTCTCGAAGATGAAAAATCCATTAATATTACTGCAGATAAAGCAGATTTTATTCTGTGTAACAACGGTGATATAGATAATCTAACGTCGCAAATTGATATGTTAAGTCGGCATTTAACTATTAAATATGGAGTATGATAATGGCTAAATGGGACGAACGATTTTTTGAACTTGCTAAGACTGTAGCTAATTGGAGTAAAGACCCTACACGCAAAGTAGGTTGTGTAGTAGTAAGTCCTGACAGACATAGATTAACTATAGGTTATAATGGATTCCCTAAAAGAATAGAAGATTCTGCTAGTCGATTAGACGATGCTGAATTAAAAAATAAGCTAACAGTACATGCCGAGCTAAACGCTATACTAAATGCTAAAACTTCTTTAGTAGGCTGGTCTATGTATGTTACATCTCCACCTTGTATAGAATGTTGTAAAGCTATAATTCAAGCAGGTATACGGGAATTAATTTGTCCTAGAATAGACCCTAAATCCAAGTGGCAAGAGTCTAATCAAATGGGTATAGCTTTATTAGTTGAAGCAGGTGTAAATATTGTAATCGTAGGAGATTCAAATGAAGATTAATAATACTGATATAAGATTGCGTCCATCTACTGTAGACGGTTTCTTTGGTTGTGCTTACCAATGGGGATTAACATTCTTAGAAGGTAGACCGTCTCGTCCTAATAGTCGTGCAGCTATTGGTACAGGCATACATGCAGCTGCAGAACTGTTTTGGAAAGAAGCAATTAAAACTAATGATAAATCTAATTATAGTTTATCTGCTATGACCGACGCTGCAGTAACGGCTTTTAAAGCAGAAGAAGAAAAAGACATGCGCTATGGTGATGGTGAAAATGAAAACACTTGCACTGTTGAAATAGTTAATGGTACTCAAGCATTCTTGGATGATATTAGTCCTTTTGCGCAGATTCCTAATGCAGTTGAAAAATATTATGAAGTAAAATTAGACCACCCTTTTGTTTCTAGTTTAGGTGGAACTGTAGATTACATTACGGACCACACTATTGCAGATTTAAAAACATCTAAGCGTAAACCTACAGTTTCTAGTTACACAGTACAACAGTCTATTTATAAATACTTAGCTACTGAGAATGGTGTAAACGTTAAACACAATCTTATACAAAGTGTAGTATTAAAAAAGAAACCTGATGGAGCTATTATCGGTTTAGATGCAGATGTACCACAAGCTAAAAGATTAGTTAATAGCTTACTAGATACATTAGATTTAGTTGCAAAAGATGTTGCACCTATTGAAACACTATTACGTGGTAACCCTAAGCATACGTTCTGCAGCGAGAAATGGTGCGAGCATTATAAAGAATGCCCATTTTCTAGAGGCTTAATTGAAGTTGAACCTGAAACTCAAAAAATTAAACTGTAAGGAATATAATATGTATAATGTAGTTATAGATTTAGAAACCTTAAGCACTAAACATAATCCAGTGATTTTATCTATTGGTGCTGTGAAATTGCGAGGCCGTGAAATTGTTAGTAAGTACATTGCTACTATTGATATACAGAGTTGTTTAGATGTAGGCCTACAAATTGATGGTGATACTTTAAAATGGTGGTTTAAACAAAGTAAAGAAGCAAGAGAAGTATTTGAAAATGGTATTAGCAGTCTACCTGCAGCACTAGAAGCATTTGCCGCTTGGTTAAGAAAAGATGATTACTATATTTGGGGTTATCCAGCTACGTCAGATAATATTTGGCTAGAAAGTGCATATGATGCTTGCAAATTAGAACGACCTTGGCCTTTTTGGGCTAATAGATGTTTAGCTACTTTAAGCAAAGAATACCCGGAAATTGTTTGTAAAGAACCAGAAATTGCACATAATGCATTACATGATGCAGAAGTTCAAGCACAATATCTACTGGATTTATTAGCTAATTCACAAAATGACTACGGCATATGAAGACAAGCGAAGCAGTAAAATATGTGCTCAGCAAATATAGTTTATCTAAGTATAGAATGGCGCAAGACTTAGGTTGCGCGCCTACCTTGGTAAATTACTGGTTAAAAAGCACACGTATGGGTGGCCAATACCGAGCATTGTTCAATAAACTTTACGGAGTGGAGATAGATGATACCTTGGAAACATCAAATAAGACTAGCTAAAGAAGCTGCAGATATTATTAAGCAGCATATGATAGTATATCTCGCTATGGAAGAACGCACAGGTAAAACATTAACAGGTATACTCACTGCAGAGCAATTAGATGTACAAGATATTTTAGTTATAACTAAAAAGAAAGCTTTAAAAGGGTGGAATGAAACATTAAAAGCTTATAAAACAACAAAGAATTTCAAAGTAATAAATTATCATCAAGCATGGAAACTAATAGGTGATTATGACTTAATTATGTTAGATGAAAGTCATAACTATTTATCTGCATACCCTAAAATAGGTGCTACTTGTACACAGCTAGCTAAGCTAAGAAAAGAGAATAAGCCTAACAAGTCTATTTATGATGCGGTAAAACGACTTGCTAAAAAGAAACCGATTATTTATATGTCTGCTACGCCTCATGCACAAGGACGGCAAATGCTATATCATCAATTTGCATTAAGTTCATGGTCTCCTTGGCGTAAGTACTCAACATTTTATAGTTGGTTTAGTATGTACGGTAAACCTTATACTATTAAATTACAAACAGGAGATGTGACACAGTATGACAGATGTAAAGACAAGATGGTGGAAGAAACATCGAAGCATTTATTTATTACGAAGACGCGTGCTGAGCTGGATTTTAAGCATGAGCCCGTTGATAATCTTCATTATATTCATCTTAGCGCTAATACTAGAGATCAATATAACGAGCTCTTAAAAGAACAACTGATATTTCTACCTTGTACTGATGAGCCACTAGTTTGCGATACAGATATGAAGCTGAGAGCTAGTCTTCATATGTTAGAAGGTGGAGTAGCTAAAATTGACCGAATTGAAGGTAATAAAATCAGACCTCAATATTTTGTATTAGCTAATCGTGAAAAGATAGATTATATTCTAGAGCATTTCGGCGATACTGAGCAATTAGTTATTATGTATAATTATATCGCTGAAAAAGAGAAATTAGAACAAGTGTTCAAAAAAGCTAAAATACTACAAGCTACTAGTTATGCCGAAGGCGTTGATTTGAAAGATTATAAAGATTTGGTTGTCTATAGCCAAGACTTTAGTACTGCACGATATACGCAACGTAGAGCTCGTCAATGTAATCTAAATAGAAAAGAACCTATTATTGTGCATTTCTTACTTATTGAAAAAGCTATATCTCATCAAGTTTATAACACTGTAGCACTTAATAAAAAGAATTTTGTTGATTCAGTATTTAAAAGAGAGGAATTATAATGAACCTTAGTTTTAGACCGATGTTAGCTTGCTCTACGATACCTGAATTAGATGAAATTAAGTATCCAGTATTAGCTTCGCCTAAATTAGATGGTATTCGTTGTATTATGGGTGATGGTATTGCATTTAGTCGAACTATGAAACGTATACCAAATAAGTTTATACAAGATACATTAAAGAAATTAAACTTACATGGTTTAGACGGCGAACTAATGATTGATGGGGATTTTAACAATGTGCAATCAGCAATCATGAGTGGACGACATATAGAAGAGTCAAAATTCTACTATAATGTTTTTGATGATTTTACTAATCCTACAATACCATTTAAGTTTAGATTTGAAGCTGCTAATGAGAAGGTCAAAAAATTAAACGACTCTCGTATTAGAATAGTGCCACATCAAAAAATATATAATAAAGCAGAAATGGAAATGTATCTAAGGCTTTGTATAGAATCTAAATACGAAGGTGTAATTATTAGGGACCCTAATGCTATATATAAAAATGGTAGAAGTACAATGAAACAAGGTTGGATGTTAAAACTTAAAATTTTTCAAGATGCTGAAGCTTGTATTACAGGTTTTACGGAGTTAATGCATAATGATGATACATCCACACATAAAAAAGAAAATATGATTTCTGGTGAGACTCTAGGAGCATTAATAGTTCAGTGGAGAGGTAAAATCTTTAATATTGGTTCAGGCTTTTCTAATGAACAACGAGACGAAATATGGAGAAATAAAGACAAATATATAAATAAGCATGTAACTTTTAAATATCAAGAATTAAGTAAGTACGGCGTACCACGATTCCCTATTTATAAAACAATCAGACATGAAGAGGATATGTCCCATGGATAAACTGCGAAAAGCTGTAAAAGAAGTAAACAAATGAGTGAACAGAAATTACAAGCAATGATTCTCACCTGGTTAAAAGCTAATGGTTATTGGGTTTTTAAAACTGTAGTATGTAATCGTAAAGGTATTATGGATATTGTGGGTTGTGGACCAGAAGGCCGCTTTTTAGGTATAGAAGTAAAATTCGGAGATAATAAATGTAGTAAACTACAGAGTTGGAACATTTTAGAAGTGGTAAAAAGAGGCGGAATAGCTTTTGCTGCTTGGAGCTTAGACGATGTGAAACGCAATCTACGTGATTATCACGATAATATTGTTAATACAGGAGAAGATAAATGAAAGTTGTAATACACTGTTCAGATACACCAAGTGATAGAGATATCAATGCAGCAGAAATACATTGCTGGCACCGAAAACAAGGTTGGGATGGTATAGGCTATCATTGGGTAATCAGACGTGATGGTACACTCGAAGCTGGACGTCCTGAATATTGGACAGGTGCACATACACGAGGTCATAATCGCGGTTCAATTGGTATTTGTTTAATTGGCCGACATTATTTTACAGATGCTCAATTACAAACATTAAGATTAAAACTCAACACTTATGATTCTTTGGAATTATTCAATCACAGCGATTTAGATAATAAAAAAACTTGCCCTAATTTTGATGCTGTAGCATGGTATTTTGGGAGTAAATAAATGCGAACTGAAGTAGACTTATTATTTCTAGGTTTAACACTAGTTTTTATCTACATTACTAGTGCATATGTTAGTGATGCGAGTAAGCTAAAAGCAATGTGTAAGTCATTTGATTATCATGAGTACGAACTAAAATTAGATGGCGAGCATTGGTGTATTAAACAGTCTAATAACCTTATAATACACCAACGATTAGAGCAACTTATAAATAATTAGTATTTCTTCTTCGGTTTAGGTTTGGGCTTCGACTTAGGTCGAGGCTTACGCTCTTTGTATGGTTTTGGCATATCATTTACCTCTATTAAATAATTTAGATACAAGACCAGCTACAGGATTAACTTTATGTCCTTGTGCTGCGTTTAGCCTATCTTTAGACTCTTGTGTAAGTACACCAAAATAAGCATGCAATACTGTAACTAGTGGCGCAGTTAAAGCTAATATTAACATCCACGAGTCTTTTATAGTGCTTAACATTTCTACATTACCTGACCCTACTGCATAACACCAAGCTGCTATTGGTGCAACCGTGGAAAAAGCAATAATTTGAAAAGATTGATAAGCTATCTTAGGTCTAGTAGTATGCTTGGATTCTGCATTAGCTTTTAACATAACTTGTAATGATGTATGAGACTGTTTAATTTCTTCTATTTTTATATTGTATTCCCTATCTAACAGCTCTGCTTGCTTTTCTACCGGTAGACCGCTTATAGCATTACTTACATGTGTACCAGTAGCAGTATCCGGTAACTGTTTTCCAGTTGGCAACATTGCATTGACTGCACCTAAGATTAAAGACCCACCTGGGTCAGGCACTGCTGTACGTACAATACCTGAGCCTACAGTTTTAAGTATATCCCACAGTTTCATTATTCACTCCTGATTAGTTCATACCAAATACGGATTTTACCCGCGGTTAATGCATCGCCTGCAATAGTCATTACCAGCGCTCTAATAGCTGTCGTCTTAGTTGTAAAATTAGTTGCTGCGCCATTAGGCGTGAAATCATGGTAACCAGTATTAAAAGTAGCATCATTATATGCAGTAGTTGCTTTTAAACCAGTAGCATCATCTGCATCAACACCAAAAGCAATTGTTGCAGCTCCTGCAGAAGTAGGTGCAGTTATAACTTCATACCAAGCACGTACAATGCTGGAAGCTTGGAATAGAGTAGCTAAAGCAATATCACCAATTGCACCACCTTGAACATCAAAATCATATAATGCAGATCGTAGGTCTAAATGAGGTTTAGCTGACGTTATTTCTATCCAACTACCTGGACCTGTATTAGAGCTTATACCCGCTAATGATGTATCATTATAAAGATATTCTATATACTCCGTAGTAGATAAATATACTCTAGCCCGTGTATACTGTAGTATATCCAAGCTCTGCATTTCTAACACTGTAGCACAAGAAAAAGGGATATCTACTTCTCTAATTACTGTACTTACAGTGTTACGGTTTTGCGTTTGATCAGTACTACCTTGAGCGATATCTTGCATGCCTATAAGACTTTTCTTTACATTTCTTACTGTCATAATAATTTAACCTTCTCTGTGCCTGACATTATAGCTTGATAACCTCGTTGTTTTAAAGCGTGTTCTAATGCTTTCACATTTGAACGGCTAATCCCTTCAGCTTCTGCGACTTGAATTGCAATATCTTGTGTAGCTATTCTACTCATATGTATCTTAGTTGTTGGTTTACCACTACCAGTAAAGTCCAAAGTATTACCCGTACCGTAAAGACGAACAAGCGGTGAACTGGTTGTTTTTGCTGCTTCATTAGCTGCAGCTCTTTGTAATTTAATTACATCAGGTGATAAATTCACTGCTTCACCTACTTCATCCATTAGCTCTTTGGCTGATTTAACATTTAATGGATTTTCTAATAGTTGAGCAGTACGCATTATTAATGCTGTAGCTCTACCTTGTTGTGTTGGGAATAACCGTTTTGAGTAATTAAACATCTTAGATGCTAATTCGTATTTAATTCTAATTACTGGATCAGTAGTTAAGTAGCTCTGCTCTTTAGGAATTATAATGTTACCAGTCTGTTGAGCTAATGGTACGTCATTCTTAAACGTATCACCTAATACGTTAATTGCTGCTTTTAATTTTCGTGCATCTGGAGTTGTAAAAGTAGTTTTACTTAACTCGTTAGCTAACATAGGAAAATTAGTGGCTCTTGTACCGTTAGGTACTCCTGCAGTAAACTTTTCAGCTAATGCATTAATAACTGCACCTTCTGCTTTATGTTTAGTAGTAGCCGGTAATGCAGCCATAGCATCAGTCCAAGTCTCATCTAAAGCCGTGATATACTTAGTTAAATTTTTAACTACAATAGTCTCATCAACTCCAGGTCTGTTTAGTACTTTAATAATAGTGTTCTTTTCCAGTTCTTTCATTTTGGCATAACTAATTCGTGCTTCTGACCAGCTATTCTTCCATGCTTTTGGTTGGTCCATAACAACTTCAGCACCTTGGTCTATTGAAGCATCAATAGTTTTTAGTAAGTCTTTATACGTTTGAAGTTCTGTAGCTTTCTTAGTACCTCTACCAAATCTAAAGCCGTTTATCATCTGACGTAAATCAAGTAAATCAGCTAGCGTACGACCATCTGCTCTAGCACGAATTAGTTCTGCTCGGCGCAGAAACCGTTCTAATGCTGGGACATCTTCTATCCGTTTTTCCATCTGTTCTAATACAGGATTTATCGCTAACTTAGAATAGTCAAAGCTCCATTTATTTGAATTAGGTGACTTTGCTACTTGCGCTTTTACTGTACCATAGAAATTTTTAACATCAGCAACGTAGTTATTAAAATCTTCTTTAATTAGTTTACCTATATTTTCATCTGAAATAGATTGAGTAGTCTTTAATAAGTCTTGAGCACGCTTATCTATTTCTTTTGCTACTGTTTTGCCTGCCATGTCATCGATAGCACCAGCTGCACGCATTAAACCTTCACCACCTGGCTGTGTAGCAATAAATGCAGCAATTTCTTTATCACCAGCTAAAGTACCAGGTACATCGGCTACACGTTGCAACTGTGTAACTATATCTTCAATTTCAGAATCTGCTAAATGCATAGATTCTTTTAATGCGCGTCTTGCACCTTCAGGATTACCTGCAAAAATAAAATTCTTTGCTCGTATCATTGCACGCCAGCCATAGTTCATTCCTTTAGCTACTGGATAAGCAACTGCATCACCAATAATACTAGCTTCTGCTGCAGTTAAAGCGCGATGTGCTGCTACTTCAGAGCTCATATTTTGATGTGTTTGTATTGCAGATGACATGTAGTCGAATTGACTACCAATAGATGCACCACTTGATGCGCCCACTAATGAACCTACGCCACCGCCTAATAGTTTAGCCCACCATGGCCCTGGTGTATATTTGGCACCGACTTTTGCACCTGTTATACCACCAACAACTGCACCGGTGATTTCACTACTTTCAGACTGCAGACTTGCCCAAAAACCTGGATTAGCAGGGACTTTAGTACCGTCAGGATTTACTACTAACCAAGTGCCAGGATCCCACAATAAGCCAGTATTAGCTTCGGCCGTTTTTGGGTCACGCGGGTCATACCATTTTAGACTTCTACCTGATTCAGCTAACAGCTTATTACCTAAATCTAAAATACGTTGTCGGCTAGCGTATTCTGCATCAGCAGCTACTTTAGCTTCATTTTGATTACCAAAATAGCCAGCTATTCTAGTGGTAATAGAACTCATATTAGGCTGAGTAACTTTTAGATTTGCAACTAAAGTTTCTGCGTCCATACCATAATCTAAATCAGTAAGATTTTGATGACTAGTTACCTTTTCTTTTAAACTCATTACTGTAGCTGCATAAGCTTGTTCCCATGTGCCTTGCATACTTTCTTGCTTTTCTTTTACTAAACTCTCAGGCACATCATACTTTTCATACCATGCAGAGAAAAACGGTGTATCTTTCCGTTTTTCTAGTATTTCTTTTGCTGTAGCAGGCCCTACTTCATCTAAACTAATAGAATTAGAATCTTGTACATCCGTCAACTTTGGTTGCTGCTGCATTAAGTATGATTGTATTTCTTCATCAGAATAACCTGCATTATGCGCTGCTAACATCTTTTGTGCTGTCTCAAAAGTAGCAGCTATATCATCGTCATCTTCGCCATCTGCTTTTAATTTAGCTGTAATTTCTTCTTGAGTATAACCCATACGCAGAGCAGTATATACAGCAAAGCCACCTGCTATTGGCGCTGAGTAAAGCGTCACTGTCGGTTGTGACCCAGCTTTAGGAGTTATTATAGCATAATCGATAGTTAAGTCTTCTTTTAAATTAGCTAACTTAGTTATACCTTCATATATTGGTGTATTACCTGTCTGCATATTCGTTAAGATTTTTAAAGCTTCATCACTTTGTCCTGCTAATTTCTTTATTTCAGCAGTATTAACTGGACCACTTGAAAAAATATTACTTATGTAGCTAATTGCATCTGCACGATATATATTCTCATTTTTAGATACTGTTTGCATTTTAAAGTCAGCTCCAGTAGACTTAGCTACTTTTTTAGCTGTATTAGCTACTTGAGTCTCATACCACTTTTGAACGCCTTCACCTCTATTTAAGGGATAAACCGCACCTTTAATAGGGATAGCTAATTGCTGCTGACCTTCATTTATTGCATCAACTAATTCGCGTTCAATACCTTTACGTAACCAAGTTTTTTGATATGGTGACTGTGGTAAACCAGTGCTAATATTAGTACTAGCACGTATTATAGATTCTAGATTCTCGTAATCTAAGATTAATATATCTTCATCTATATTATATTTAGCTTTAAATTGGTCTACTGCTTTTGCTGCTTCTTCATCTGTTTTAAACTTAGAATTCTCGTTCGACAAATAGAAATCATCATAATCTTTACCCAACTGTTCTAATTCTTGATTACCTTTGGCAAAATCAATATCCAACTCCGTATCTTGATAACCTCTCTTGCGCGCTTCTTGATGCAAGTCAGATTGTATTTCTTCTAATACTCTTGTAGATTTACCATCTATTGTATCATCAAATACACGATTATGCATTAAATAATTTTCTTGTTCTGGAAAATGCTCAGAAGTATATCTAGAACCTTTTAATGCTGCTTGGTCAGCTTCTAAGATATCTGCTACTACGTCATCAGTAGGATAATTATCTAAACCTACTCGATGTATGGTTTCACCGGTATTAGGATATTGCTCATAAAATTTATCTAGTAATGTATCATATTCTTCTGGCGTCTTGGCATTTCGTAACTCTTCCACTTGCGCAGCTATTTCTGCAGTATTAGGTCTTGTAGATTTAGTTGTCTTTGTTTTAGGTTGACTAAATGTAATTACTTTTTCTTTATACGTAGGATTAGTTGCTACATCATGTAAACTTGTATGTTCAAATTCTTTCTTTGGTATTTCAGTTGTTTCAAATTTATCTTGCCTACCTGCTTCAAGTTTTTGTAGGCTTTCTTTGTCATACCGTGTTGTTGGGTCTATACCTAAATCTGCAAATTTAATTTCTTCTGGCTTAACACCTTTTTTCTTTAGCATTGGCTCTAGGTTTGAACCTTTAACAGTCTGACCTTCTGGGAATGCTTCGATTATTTCTTTTAATAGTGATTTAACAACAGCCATCATTAAACTCCTTCATTCGTATTTTGTGGTAATTTCAAGTCTTTGCTCTTAGGTGTTCCGCCATTGCTATTTTGCGCCATTAAAGATGCATCTTGTTGCGCGATAGGGTCTTGACCTAACATTTGGGCTGTTTGATGTAATATTTCACTGAGCTCTGGTGTATGTTTAGTTTTCATACCTTTAATAGCTAAAGAAGCCATCTGGAAGAACCCAGCCGGATTAACTTGAGCAGTCATTTGACCTATTTGTCCACTCATTACTGATTCTAACATTAGTTGTGCTTTTTCATCTTCATCGTTATAACTAGAAGATTCAATATCGACTTGAAATTCAGTAAATGCAAATTCTGTACCTTCTTCTGATACTGGAGCTAACACGATATTACCTTCTGCATCCGTAATAAAATCACCAGATGCAGGGTCTTCCATAGGTAGTAATATAGGCTCATATACTGGTTCACCTGTTACTGGGTCAAGCATGCCACTAAATTGCATCATAGGCTTATTTAATTCAACCCAACGTGCACCTACTGATTCATCTGCAATTCGTAATACTTGGGTAGCTGTATAGTACTGTTTTACAAGATTAGCTATATCCCAACCAAGAGAACGATAAAAAGATTCTATTCGAGCTGTGATATATCGAAGAGACATAATGGTAGCGCTCTGCTGCAATTTCACTTTACGACCTGAATCAGATGCAAAAGCCATACCTAGAAAACTATCATTAATACCTAATATACGTTGTATACGGTCAAACGACTTATCGATAATTGCATATTGGTCTAATATCTCTTTTGTTAGTTTATCTACTTTAATACCGTTTAACTTTAACACTGGTATGATACCATTTATGCGCGTAACTGCCATAGTAAAATCATCTATATTTTCTACTGCTCCTTTTTCAACAAACACCTTTTCTGAATTAGCCATTTGTTGTAATTTTAACAGTGCCTGATTAACGGCTTTTTGAGATTCCATTACTTCTCTAAAAATACCGTAGAATTCTGTTCTATTTGAGCTGTGCAGCTTTTGTACTCTGTAAGGCCATCTTGTTTCTTTGAAAGTAATTTTTTCTTTCAATATCATAGTATTGTTAGACCAGAAACAAGACCAGCGTTCTCCCTTGTCGTCTTCTATAACAGAATGTACAATTAAGTAATTATCGAATACACGATAGTATCCTGTATATTCCCAACCATAGTTAAATTCAAAATCAGCTTCATCTACGTTTAAAAAATTATAATACTCATCTAATTGGTCACGTATCTTTTTACCGAATACTTTTTCTACGGTGTCACCTGTTAACCATTTAAATCGATGTAACCACGTTGCGTCTGAATAATCATCTAATTGACTGCTAGGATCAAGTACAATTTCATTATCTGGAACATGGCTAACATCTAATCTATGGATAGGCCGATTAAATGCATCCCGTTTACCTGTATCTTGTACATCAATATATGATACAAGTAAACCTGATATCATACCACCCAATTTAATTGAGTCACCTTCGATATCAAATCTATTGTCGTTAAACACATGATTAACTGTATCATTTAATATACTTGCAGTATCAATATCAGATGGGTCTTCTGGATTAACTTTAACTGTATTTACAACAGTTGAATAATAACCTACTAACATTCTAGCAAATAACTTTATAACATTAAAAGTTTCAGCAGGTTGGCCACGTTGTTCTAAAATTAATAGTTGAGCAGTCGTATATTGCCTATTATGATACATATCCCACACTTGGTTAGCTTCTTTTCTAGAAGTTTCATATGCTTCATAACCTACTTTAAAAGAATCTTTTAAGTCTTTAATTGTTGCTTTCATTAGTTAACACCTTTAAAGATTTCATCCAATGATGGTCGATTAGCACGTGTTGTATCTTGTACTGTAGGCTTGTTCGTATCTTCTATATTTTGTACAGTAGGCCCTGATACAAGTTTAATACGTTCTTCTAACTGTTCAATTGCTTGATCTATATCATCTCTACTACGACCTAAATAATATTGCGCAATCATCTCATCATTCATATCGTATACAGATTGTAATTGACTTTTTATTGTCTGCATTTGTGCAGCTAACTGTTGTAATACTGGGCCTGTTTGCTGACCTAATGTGCCTGCAGCTTCATTGAATGATTGAATCTCTGCAGGTGTTAAAGCTGAACCATATAATGCATGTCTAAAAGTATTTCTAAAAGTAGCATAAGCTGACGTACCTGCAACACCACTAACATTGTCGCTAGTATATTTTTTAACACCGTGTAGCATACGATCAATTAAGCCCGTTTCAGCATCAGTAATATTCCCACCCGCAGTTTCACCTAAATCAGTTAATTCACGCATATTTCTAACTACGCGTTTATCTTCTTGACTTAGCTCTTTACCTGTTAATTTTTCTAACGCAGAAATTTTCGGTCCTAATTTTCGTCTAATAGTAGCATCAGTTAAATCGGCAGACCAAAAATCACCGCCTGCTATTTTATGTATATCTTCACGTACATTTTCTGCTGCGCTGATATCTTTTTGAGCAGACGTACGTTTTTCTACTCTTCGCTTAGCTTGTGCTTGTGCTTGCTCTCGAGTTAAGTCAGGATTTTCAGCTAGCAGTCTACTTGTCTCACGCTCAACTTCTGTACCTGCACTTTTTAAACTAAGTGTAGCTTGATTTAAAGCATCAACTCTTGACATACCAGGATTTGCTTTTTGCAATTCATCTGCCATACGTTCTATTTGGGTGCTACCTGTTTTCTTTAACTTATCCATCGCCATTTTTAGAGCTTCAGGATAAGGTACGTTTAAAGCTTCAGATAGACTACGAGCTAACTTTTCTACTTTACCCATTTGCGTATATGGTACACCGTAAGTCTGTAATTGCTTAATTTTCGTTCTGGTCTGCAAGCCTTCTAATTGTTTAGAAGTTGCATATTGAGTATATCCAGTTGCTTTATACACTTGGTCCATATCTTTAAGTTCTTGCTTACCACTTGGATCAGTTGCCATAACATAGTTACCAAACATTTTAGGTTCGGCAAAGTATGCATCTAAATCAGTGACACCTGCTTGCTTCAGCATATTCTCGGATTGCGGTGTTCTAGTTACTTCATCTAATCGAACGACGTTACTATGAATTTTATTACCCATAGGAATCTTCTTTGCATCTTTTAACCAATTATTCAAATGTTTGATGTCATTATCAGCTTCATATCTATCAAATGCATTATACGACTCTTGCTTAAGCGATGCAGCTTGTACACTTCTTAATTGTGCTTGAGCTCGTGCTGCAGCAAGCTCAGCTTCACTCTTCCGTAATGATGCACCTTCTCGATACTCTTGCAGTTGTTCTTCTGCGAGGGTCTGCTTTGATTTTGCTTCAGCTAATCTAGCATCACGCAATGGTTTATCGCGATGTTCAAGTTGCGCAGTACGAAGACCTTTAGCTATACCAGAATAAAATTGTGCGCTTGCCATTATAACCTCTCTTACCCTTTATCTTCGTCATCACCAGCATATTCTGACAAAGCAGTACCTACAGCAGATATTGCTGCGCTAGATGCTTCACCAGCTGCTATTTCAGCAGCAGTAGCTCGTCGACTTCTTTCTAATGCTTGTTGACCTAATGTTTGTGACATGCTTGCACTAGGGTCTTGTCCTAGCCCTACTTGTAGAAAACCTAGTTGTTGTTCCGCTACTGCACCAGGTGCCGCACGACGGATTTCTGCTCGATTTTCTAATGCAGTCATTTCAATATTTAATTCAGCAGCTGCAGCTAAACCACTATCAGATATACCTCGCTGTGCTAACCGTTCATTTAATGCTCTAAGACTAGCTGCCTTTTCTTCTTCTATTGCTTCTAAGCCCATAACTTCATACTGATCTGGTGACAGATTAATGTAATATTCAGATAAGTTCTCTTGTAATGGCCCATACACTTCTTGCCAATCATCATACTTTTCTTGTTCAAAGGCTAATGCTCGTTCTTCAGCACTTCCTGCTTCTTGACGAGCATCTTTAGCTTCTTCTTTTGACATATATGCAGATACTACAGTGGCTGCTGCAACAGCAACATATCCCCAAGACATTAGTTCACCTCTTCATCTAAATAATTTTTAGCTATAATTTCATCTTCTATCTTAGCTAAATCTGTTTCATTTGTTGGATGAAAAGTCATCCAAACAGTGTCTTCGTGCACTATAATAGCTCTTTTTGTATTTGGCTGGGTAACGAATACATGTGGTGCTTTTACTCGTATTTGTGTACCATCTGCTTTTGATATAGAGACATCACCAGTTACAACTACACTGATATGCTCTGTTTTATGTATTTTACTTGTAATAATAGTACCTTTAGCCATACTAATACAACGCATATATGCGCCTTTAGCAAATACATGATCTACATGAGGTTGTATAGTAGGATACGTAGCTAATACTGCTTCTAACTCAGAGATACTTGCCTTTGATGGATTATTCATCGTAGTAAAGATTTGTTTTACAGGATCAGTAGATATTTCAGTTGTCATAATTGTGCCCACCCGTTTGTTACTGCTTGTGCAAATGAATCGCCTGTACGTACAAATGTTTTAACATCTGTACCTGTATCTTCCATATGTACAATCTGTACCACACCACCACCCGTTGTAGTTATACTGTAAGCATACACAATATAAAGCGTTGCCGGTGTAACAACAAACGGTGGATTGGTCATTGCACTGCCTAATGCACTAAATTGACCTGCGCCTTTTAAAGTGCCCCATACAGCGTTGTCGAAGTCATTATAAGCTGTATCTAGAGTATTATACTGTAATACAAACTGTAATGCATCTACTGAAGTCTGTAAGTTAGCTATATTAGTAGCATTTTCTTCAGTTTGTGCTGTCAATGATGCCAAAGTGTTATTGATTTCATTTATAGAAGTGCTAAGCGAAGTTAGACTAACTGCTGTAGTTGTAGAAGTACCTGCAAGTTGTGACTGCGAAACATAACCGTCATCGGCTCTATTACCAGCAATAATATCAATTTCTTCTACTATTTTAGCAATAGTACGATAAAGTACTGCATTGTCAGTTAAATCAGTAGGTATTTGTATGAATGATTCATTCGCCACTTTTTCGTCCTGCTACAATGTATTCAATTTCATCTACTTCACCTGTACCTGTTATTTCAAACTGAATAAAATGACCTCGTTGTCTGTCTTGCGGTACTTGAATCACGTGACCATTTTCAGTCTCTAACGTCCTACTAGTAACTAAAACATTATCAATATATATATTTATTATTATATCACCTTTTGAATAAATGTACACTTTTTTATATTGTTTTTCTTCCGTTTTCTTACCTTCTATAAACGTTGGTGACGTGTACTTGAACTCTTCTACTATGCTAGAAGAGAATAATGAATGCAGTCGTCCATTTAGATGACCGTATAAAATATCGTTTCCAACTGCTAGTGAATTTATATCTAAGACTAATCGCTTTAACACTTTACCATAACGATAATCTAATGCTAAAATAGAACCGTTATTTTCTAGTAGATAGTATACTTCATCATGTACAGCTGAATCTACAGGATTTAATGCAATTTTACCTAGCTTATCTTTTGTTAATACTTGAACTGCAGAACTACCATTAGATGTACACAAGCCGTCTGTAGAAGCCCATATAGCTGAACCACCAATAATTTGTATAGATGATGCATCTATACAACCTTGGTCTTTACTAATTAAATATCGAGCTAATGAACTGGGACCTGTACCGGTAATTAAATGAGTATTAAACTGAGTAAATACAAGCACACCATTCGTTACTGGCGCTATACCAGTTATTGGAGTGCTAAATTGTATAAAAAACAACTCAGGCCAGTAATCAGGTTCACCTATAGGTGTAAATCTTAGCTTTGTATCTTCAGCACCAAAGAGCATTGCATAAGCTTCACGTAAAAACGCTAAACCAGCAGGCGCTGCTGTATTAGATATCGATGTAAGAACTGTACCTATTATCTCGGTATCAGGCGTTTCATCTAAATAAGTAGTTGTAGAATTATCGATCTCTGCAACTAAAGAAAAAGTAGCAATATTACCACCTAATCGATATATTCTTTTCTTATCTACTTGTGGGTCAGGTGATACTTGTATTGTAGTTAAGTTAACACTACTAAGTACTGTTTGTTCTACAGACACAGGACTAGGTATTGATTCTGTACCATCTGTTGAATTTACAAAAGTATAAACATACTGTAACGTACCCGATAAAGGTGCAACTTCTACTTCATCAAAAGCATCATTACCTGAAATATCATAAGTTGTATCGTTTAAAGTAGCTCCTGCATTAGCTAAAGTACCTACTAATCTGTAAGTACCTGCATATAGACGGTAGACTTTTACGCCATTAACTCCATAAGTAATACCTTTTACATTTTGTATTTCTACACTTCGAGTTAAATTATTAGAAGTATTTACATATTGTATTATACCAGGTTCAATTCTACCGAAGCGTTGTTCAAAGTCTTCATTATCTAAGTTAATACGATTATTAACCAAGTCTATACTAGTACGTAAAGGACCAGATAAGAAAGTACCATCATCATTAACTAAAATATAGTAATGCGTAGTAGACGGTAAATCACCAGCATTACCTGCAATCAAGTCAGCTTCTGTAGGTGTATCTACACTACTAGATGTTGTCACTGTTGGAGCTACAGTCGGTGCAGAAATACCTAAATTATTTCGATTTGTTCCGTCATACTTTTGTGGTCTACCAACTCTGTCAGTAGAGTACAAAATCTTTTGGAATTCTACATAGTCTGTAAAAGTGTTTGAGGATACCCACTGTTGCGCCGCATTATAAAAAGTAGCAAACCGTTGAACTTCTATTGAAGTCTCAGTTTTACTTTTCACAGGCGCAAGAATACCTACCTCATTATCGATATTCTCATACACTCTTCCTTCATTCAGATTAAGCATCTGAGGCGCTAGCCTAGTGCTTAATCCGCCATCAAACTTCTGTATCTTCATGGTTATTTTTCAGTTGTTGCAGTAAAAGTTTCTTTTCTAGTTCATGTTTTTCAGCATCTCTTCGCATTTTACGCCAATGTGAAATAATCAACGTTATAGACAATGCGCTACCTGATATAGTAGCAAGACTACCTAAATCAGCTGAAACCCATTGAAGCCAAGAAAAAGTTAGACCTGTACCTGCAGTGCCTAAACCTATTGCATAACCTATTCGAAGGTTATTTATCATATCGCTTACTAAGTTCATCTAGTACTTCCTTCCTCTTTCGAGCTTTATACTCATTTATGGCCAACATACCGATTGCAATAAAGCTTAAGCTGCCGGTAAGCCAGTTCGCGTATTCCCACATTATCGGTATCTCCATCTAAAAACATTACGACTATTGCATACATATACACTATTGTACACAACAGATTATAAATATTCGGAGGTTCGTATAACATCCAGATCACCCATCCCACACTGTTTATGCCTATAGACATAAGACAAGCATAAGTTAAGCGCCGATTAGTTTTGGTAAATGGAGCTAGTCTATTCAACGCCATTAAAATCAATAAATCATTAAACGCAGCACCTATATAATATAGATAGAAGCTAGGTGAGTCTTTCGACAAACCTAGCGTGCTCATTGTAAATAATGCTGTAAAGAAGCAATAAGCTAAAATTGCTCTGCTAAGTGTAAAAAAGCATACGCATAAAAATAATACGGTCAAAAATGTATTAATAAAGCCTATTAGTTCAAACATTATAGTTATTACCCGCTGTACTTAGGTTTCGGTTTGGGTTTAGGTTTTGGTTTCGGTCTAGTACCACCGCTTCCACCTGACATGTAGTTCTCCTATTAAGTTAGTTGCATAATTAATACACAGTCCCATCAGTATTCGAAGTCGGTGCAACTGCGTATTTCATTCTATTAACCGTTGTTGTCTCGGCCCATCTATATATAGGAACACCTGTTTGAGGGCCATCGAAAGTTATTCTCGGATTTAGCCAACCTGTAGCAGTTATTTCAAATAAACTACCACCGTCTGTTAAAACAGAACCGACAAAATATCTAGTAGCATCGCCTATCTTAACTGGATACCCTGTATCTACATCTGTTACAAATGCAGTTGTACTCAATTCTAATGTGGCCACACCATTATTATCATACAAATAACAATAATAGCGTGTCGAAGCTGTCAGACCAGAATTATTTATAGATATACCGGCATTAGCTACTTGATGCTCTACCCATTCACCTGTTGTAGATGGCGAACCACCTTGGCCTCCAGTCAAACGTAACGGTATTTTATTACCTCGTCCTCGCGTAGGACAGGGCTTTAATTCTATTAAAGTAGTTGCAGCTACAACAAAATCTAAAGTATTAACTACATGATCAAACTGCCAACCATCAAAACGTGTTTGACCTGCAAAATCAAAGAAATCCCAAACAACACGTTTAACTCGACAAGTATCGAATTCCACGTTAGCTCCACTTATTTTAAAAGCTGTAAACGCATTATTGTCTTCTGTTGCTCTCACTACGCAACCGTCAATATCAATTTGTCTTATTGTATCAACAGCACCGTCAAATTCAATACCGGTTATACCAATAAAATCATTATTATGATACTGTTGTAAATTTCTAGCTTTAAACGCCGAAATACCTGTGCATAATATATTACGATTTAAGTTATTCTCAAATGTTGTATCTTGTATATCAACTGTTTGAGCTAATCCAGCTTCACCTGGTATGAACAATGCACAATTTTGATTCAATGTGAAAGCACACTGATTCATTGTCATTATTTGGCCTTTATGCCGCATACCGCCACTAGGTGGCGTTGCTGCAGCACTAGTTGTACCACAATTCTGTATGAACACCATTTCCATATGAAAGAAAGAAAACTCATTGAATCCTGGATCACCCTTAGAATCAATTCCCCAGCCAGTACAGTTTTCAATACGGCAGTTTTTCATGTTCACCATATTAGAACCATCATTATCACCTACACTAGTAGGTATTTGAATTCCTGTTCCAGTCATACCATCAATATGAATTAGCTCTAACTCTACTTGATAAGATGTTCTTAATCTGATAGCTATCTGATCAGTTTCTGATGTTGAACGGATAATCTTAAAGTTACGCAGAGTACAACCCATAAGGAAATTAGATCCAGGTGTCCCGCCAGCAATTATGTCAAATAAAGGTCCTGATGATACTTGATTATCAAAGACTGTAAGGCCTATACCTGCACCTATTATTTGTGGTCCTTGGTTAAATACACTAGCAGATGCCGTATCTAATACTATCTGTGTTTGCATCGGAAATGTACCTGCTGGCCAATGTTGTGGAACACCTACAAATTGCGTTTCAGCTGATTGCATAATAGTGGATGCGTCTGCAACATCAAATGGACCCCATGCAGCAATATCAAGGAAACCAGACGGATTTCTTAATACAAAGCTAATAGTAGGATCCGCTATACTCGTAAGTATATTAAAAGGATTTGGTGTAATACTCGAAGTTAATACAGCATCGTAAACACCAGAACCACCATTACCTGTACTATACTCTTTAGTTTTAATTCCCTTTAATCCTGCATAATACCCAGTATTATTAAGCATTTCATTTACAGTTGCAGGATTTAAGTCTGGCGTTATTTGCACCCATTTATCGACAATATATTCATAATCGATAGGAGGTGTGCCATTATTACTATATAGTCTAGCTTTAACAAATTTGCTAACATCAAGTGCATCTAATTCAGCAATAGAATTAACAGGTTGAATATTCCGTACTTTAGTAATAACAAAATTACCACCTGCTCGGCCTTGTACTACAGTATCTTCACCATATAGGATGTCTTCTTGGCCAGCTAGATTCTTTTTAACTATTCGTTGAGTAGTCATTATTCAAAAGGACTCCTATAGTGAGAACGAAACTGTGGAGCTCTAGTACCATCAGTTTCATTGTATTTTTCTGCTAGTTGCAATTCTCGCTGGTATAGACCTAAAGCTTTTACACTTTTTTCTTGGTTACGAGTATCAAAATCATCATCGTATGCATGTGCTATTATATAATACTTCATAGCTTTATCATACATAGGTGGTATAACTAGTGTATCAGTTGCTGCTTCAACAACTGGAGCATTTTGAGAATAATACACAGTAACAAAACCTTCAGTCTCATTAATCTGTGTCACTACACCATAAACGCTTTCAAATATTTCAGTATCTACAAAAGGGTCATACAAATCTGTAACTACGCCATAGATACTATCAAAAGTATAGTCTTTATCTGAAGCTGTCGTAGCTTCTATTGCCGTAACTACTCCGTAGAATTCATCACCCGCAAACAATATAGGTCCAGCATTTTCAAACGTATATTCTGCTTGTGCAATATCTTCGTTAGGTATAGGATATAGTCTAGCTTCTAATGGGTTACGATTATCAAAAACTAACGCTCGAATAGTGTTACCTTCGGCAGCTTCCCAGGCTACTTGTCGATTATCAAAATCTGTACGCGGCGAATAACCTCTATCACGTTGCCAGTAATCTAGAATATCTTCAGAATAAATCTCACGCCGAGCTTGCTCATCCAAGCTAGTATATGATACCAAAGGTATTTCATAGTCTTCAGTAGATGCCCTAAGAATTCTATAACAATCAGAAGGTAAATCATAAATGAATTTACCTACAATTAAAGGTAATTTAACTGTTGTTTTTAACAATTCATGGTGTATATTAATATCTTCTTGTGCTTCGCTAAGTAAACGCAATAGTCTAGCATCAGACCAACGTTCAGCAGACGGATCAGCTAATGTATCTCTAGCTCTTAAGATGATATTTTCTATTCGAGTAGCCATTATTTCTCCACGTACACTCCAACGACATTAGTTGTTGCTGGTTTGATTATCCGATATGTAGCAGGTCCACCTATTTGTATGTAATTAGTACTTGACGTTAATTGAATAGCTGGTTTTATTGCTTCTGGTGTCTGTGTAACAAACAATTCAATATCAATCACTTCAGCATCACTATTATAAGCTAGGCTTACAAATCTATCATTACTTATATTCACATCCGCAACTTGCGCATCTTGTGTAGGTTCAATTAATACTTGCATAATTTATCTCCATTAACTATCTACTTCAGTAATAAGTGCATCAATAGCATCATTACCATCAGAACTTGCAGCTAATGTAGATGCTACAGTCTTTAAATCACCTAATGTAACAGGTTTTAAGTCATTCGGTGTTGGCGGTTGTGCTACTTCAATAAATGTAGTGCCGTTCCATTGTGACATAGTCGCCGCACCTTCTTGATGTTGTACATTAATAGTTTGAAACTCTGAAAAAATAACCGCGATATGCGTAGATGCATTATATCTTGCGTCTTGAGTTACATCATAATTACCGCAGGCTATTGCTGGACCTGATGAAGTCATTAGCCCGTCACCATTTTCTACTAAAACTTGAAAATTAGTACTCATAAATTATCCCAATCAGTAGTTAAATCTACAACCCAACCACGGGCAACTAAACTCAGCGTTCCAACAGAAAAATCAAGCACTTTCCAATAAAAACGACGTGTTGAAGAAGTGGTATCCAATGATATTTCAGTAGTAGTTCTCATCGACAATGTCGTAGCAATACCAGATCTAAAGAATCTACACTGATGATTCGGAGAACCTAAATTATTTGGTGCTAACTGACAACCGCTATTTGCATTTGTACCACCTTGCTTTGGTCCAACTCCCAATAACATAATACTTGTTCCAGGAGGTGTATAATCATTGACAGTGACAGGAACCAAGGTAGAAGATGTGGCTGCATTTAAGAAACTTAAATCGTTTGAATCAGTATTCCACTCAACACGAATTACACCGCCAGTTGAAGTATGCGTTTGCCTTACGATCCCAGAACTGAAACGACGGAAAAAGTTAACTAACCGATAAATGTCATACCCTGGTGCACTTGCAAAACTCGGGCCTGTAAAAGATTCTGAAGCTATTACTTGCGTTGGGTTAACACCGCTCGAATCGCCAATCACGTAAACAGCATACCAAACTGGACTACTTAAAAATCCAACATCTCTACCACCAGGACCTTGTGTTGCCACAATATCGCAAGTTAAAACACCATTAAAACTCAAAGTATATGTGTCAGTTGAGTCTCTAACATGAGAAGTAGTTGAAGCTTTCCCAAGCGTAAAAGATTGTGAATTAGTATGTTGATATCTATAACCAACTAAATCAGCAAAACTAACAGGTTCTGTTGAACTATCACTGCTAGTAGACCCATTACTTGAAACACCCGAAAACGCTACAATATTCCAATCATCTGATAAGGTATATTCCTCTCCAAAAATATCAACACCGAATAAATCATTATTCAATGTTAAACCTGGATCAAGCACATCATCTATAATTTGAGTTAAAAATCCTTGCACGTTACCAACAGGGAAATAAGTAGGTATGCCTCCAGCTACTGTGACATAATTTGTATTAGTGGCTGCACCATATACGGTCCAATCTGTTCTAACATCCCGATTATTTCTTATAGATTGACCTTCATCTAGTAATTGAACAGGTACTTCAATATAGGTACCCTGATCAACTGAAGCACCTATTACTCTATAAAGTGAATACCGTGAAGCTTGTGCAATTTCTTCAAATCTTATTCTATCGTCTTCACCAAGCTGTATCAAATCAGCACTACGATCAGTACCTGTCCCAGCTACTGCTGCCGTTTTATGGATAAATATTTTAGGTCCAGTAGCAGTATTTAAAGTAACTATGCCTGTTCCAGGTATCGCTCCACCATCAATGTTTCGCCATACGTCGGTAAAATCAATGTCATTAGTTTCATCGTGAGCTATAACAACTAGTCGATACGTATCACCTGGATAAACTATAAATCGTGCAGATTCATCGTCATCTAATACTTCATACCAGCCTTCCGCTTGACCTGGTGGTACTTCTTCACTTCCAATTAATATAGGATTATTCGGATTATTATAATCATATAAGCCAACAGTCCAATTTTGATTCGTTGAAGATGCAGGTATCCAAATTCGCCATCCTTGTATATCAAACATTGTGTCTGCGACAAATTCATAGCCAAAAGCTAAATCACCGAGTAGCTGAGAAGTCGTCCAAGTCGGATCAGGGGCTATAGACCAATCTGGCATTCCATCTGGAATAGGGACAGGGTAATCACTTGTCAGCTTATTAGACATTGTCGTCCAATTACCTATTCTAGTCATTGTATTGGCACGATAAGTACCAGGTACCCAAGGAATAACCCATTCTACTTTTGAAGTATATAACCCATCAAGTGCATCACTTGCAGTAGTACCTGGCACATTTGATACATTAGTGGTAGTATCAGTAGTTATATTTGCAGGCGTCTCAATAAAACTATTTCTATCTGCGCCTGCATATAAAACATAAGTTACTGCTCCACCTTGGGTACCTACCTTTTCAGCTAATCCGTGTACTCTAATACGATTACCAGGAGTTACAGAATATTCTTGGCCTATTTGAGCAAAGATTCCAGAAATAAAATCCTCATTTGCATCTTTATTTTCTATTTTAGAGTGGTATACTCCAATAGGTTCTACACCTAAATCACCGACAGTTACTGGTCCAGCATTCAAATAGCTATAATCTTGTCCAAGTATACCGCTACTAATAGGTGTCCCATCTGGTAAAGTCTCATAAACTTCAAAATGAAATTTTGCTTCGCCTGTCGCAGGTGCTTGCTCGACTTGCACCTGCCCTTTACGCTCACCTGCAACAATAGTTGTACCGTCTGCAAATGGCGTAGTTATGAAATCTCGTTGTACCCCAGCTAATTCAAAAGGTGCTGTACTATTATCTGGTACAGGTGCAGTTGTTAATGATACATCTGTAACTGTACCAATATCATCTAATGATAAAGCATAAAAAGTAGCTATCAAGCCTGCTGATACTTCATCACCAGTAAAATTATATTTGCTGAATGCAACAGGTTGTACTGAAGCATCAACTCGCGTATCACATTGATTTGCGAATAATTGTCCTGATGTGCCTAATACTCTAACAGTACAAACAGGTACTATATTTACTGCAGGTCTTACATTAGTTAATGCTCCAAATATAGAACCATGAGCAAACAGCTGTTCACCTACAGACCATGTTTCACCCACTATTGCACTTAAAGCAATAATATCTACATTATTAATATAACCTGCTTTATTTATCTTCCCTTTACGAGTATCTCCAGTTATACCCATTGCAGTCGTAGATAAACCAAAAGTAGCACCGTCACCGATATCTACTGACCGAGCCAATGCAACATCATGGAAATTAGCTTCAGACACTGAACCTGTATCAACTAAAAGCTGAGGTAATGCTTCTGTAATAACAACACCTGATGTATTAATTACATCTACAACAGTTTCACGGCCAATCTGTATTACACTACCATCAATAGCTTCTGGACTTTCCCATCCATTTGTAGCAGAATTGAACACAAAGTTTATTTGTTGCCAATATTCAGAACCAGTAGTAGATTGTGCGCTTGAAATAGCTTTTAGGTTATTACGAGTATCAGTAGCACGCCAGATTTGGCCTACTAAAGCATTAGCATCCATAGCCCTGATTTCAGCTTCTGTAGCGAAACCATCAAAGAGGTCCCCAGGAGGTACGCCATTTTCTGCGCCTGGTAGTCTTACTATGCTTCTAGACATTATGATATCCCTAAGGCTACTCGAAAGTAGCCTTATTTGAACTATTACACAGTAGGGATTTGAGTATAATCACCAGTATTCTTACGATACTCGAGATACTCAACAACCACTTTGTACTTACCTACATTAGTAGCTGCACCGACATAAGCCAAACCTAACCATAAAGTAACTCCTGTACCAGTTAGAGATTGACCTGTGAATGTGCCTTGCTCACCAACTGTAGTTAAGTCTGCAGCAGATAGAATCTCAGTACCGCCTGAAGTTGTACCAAGTGTTGCTACTGCAGAAATAGCAGCATCCGATGCTGTTTCTACATGGATATAAGCATTAGTGATAATGGCATCAGGTGGTAAATTTGCAAGCTGATGATTACCATTAACTGCAGGGAATTCACCGTTTTCTGTGCCTTCATTTGCTTCTCCTGCAAAGAAACACTCTTGTTTCTTTTGGAAAAAGCGTTTTTCACGTCGTAAATCAGTCATGATTATTGTACCTCCACATCAACTGCGACAACACCGTAGTCGATATCAGATATCTTAGCAGCTTTGTACTTCTCATTTTCTGCTTTGAGTTTAGTCTTACGTGATTCCATCCAAAACTCAACAGCAGACTCAGATTTAATACCGAAATCTTGCGAAGCTTGGAAGCGGTAATCAGGTTGTTTGCCAAATGCACATTGTAATGCACCACGACCCATGATGATTCCACGCGAGTGCAATTCATTACTATCGTAGTCAAAACCTTCTTGACCAGTCCAAGGAGCTGTCGCAGGATTTGCACCTGCATATTGACGTAAACCGCACAGTTCAATTTCAGAATCGTCTAACTGCCAACCTGTAGCACTGCCTGCAGTACTGCCGAAGAATTGATTAGCTTCAACAATCATCAATGCGCCTAATGTACCAATAACACCAGAGATGTTACGGTTAGTTGCACCACGCCAGTCACCTGAACGTACAATTGTTTGATAACCTGCAGTGTCTGACCGCAATAAATTAGCCATAGCTGCATCAATTACAAACAACCACATTGGATGTTGTCCATACGCTTCGCCTTGGAATCGACGAAAATTGTACGGGTCTAATGGTCGACGTACTTCACCAGTCGTAAAACCATTAGATGTACGTAACGTTTTTTCAATAGTTAGTAAGTTATTGAACGTAAACGAATTACCTAGATCAATTATGTGAGTAGGTGCTTGAACACCGTCATCGTTAGTGTTTAAATTACCTTGCGCAGCATCGAATAATGATTGATCTTTGAATCGAACAAATAAGTCACCCAGTTTGCTACGAGAATCAGAATGTTCGTTGATAGTTAAATCACCGATATCAACGCCGTCGAATTTATCACCATTGTCTGCTACCAAACGGTATCGTTCAACTGTGATTTTGTCAGAAAATTTCTTTTTCTGTTCGCCTTTACCAAACGCAGTCTCTTTACCTTTAATAGCTTTACCAGATAAATTACCGTCGTAATCAAATACAACAGTATGTCCAGCAGTCGAATTCTCATTGTTTTCTTGATAAACAATGGCATTTTTAGTATTGCCAGTTAGAGGAGTCCAGAAAGAAACAGAAGAAGCTTGAACAAGACCTTCACGCATCCACTTACGACGCTTCAGGTCAGAATTTAATGGAACTACTGCTGTAGCCATAGCTTTCACCTTCTTAATTTAGTTAGAGTGCTAACCGCACCCATAGTAGTTTAACTTTGAGCACGGTGAATCCAACAATAGTGGTGACCGCAGTAGTACTTTTAGTACCTAGGCATATAAATATGGAATTAGGCTAAAATCTAAATAATTATAACAGAATTTATATAAAAAGTACACTAAAAAATGACATTTTTATACGACTCTTTAATATCAGAAGCTATAGCTTCTTTGGTTGGCGTACTATTGCCTCTTGTATTGCTAAGATTTGGCTTATTTTTAGCTTCTTTTATATCACCTAAAGACTTACCCGTATTCAAATATTTATCAATTTTAGCTAAAAATTGCTCGAAATTAATCTCACCATTAGCTAATTGTGCTGTAATGCGCGGTGGAACGTCATTTTCTATAATATCATCAGTTAAAGGGGCGTCTGGGTGTTTTGCGTTATACTCTTCAACTAATCGTTTACGCCGTTGTAATTTAGTCTCTTTTTTAATTTCTGTTGCTACTTTAGTTTTCTTAGCTTCGAAATCAGTTTTTGCCTTACTTTTCAACTCTTCAATTTTAGCAATATACGCGTCTGGATCCGTAGTCTTCAGTTCAGCTAACTCAGCTTTGTCTGCAACTGGTGCATTAGCTAAATAGTCTTCTTCCCATTGTTCAGAGATAGCGAGGTTCTCATTTTTAAGCTCAATGTTCTCATTTTTAATTTTACTATACGACGAATGCGTATCACGTCGACGAATTTCAGCTCTTGCTGCGTATTCTAACTCAGGTGAAACTTCACTACCTTCAGGTAATGTTAGTTTCCCATCGTCTCCACGCTCAAACTGATCGTGACTGGGAAAC